CCTAACCTTTTATCATGAATATTTATAATAGCAGGTATTGTTGTATGTTCTTGAATTTCATCATATAAAGGACTTCTTATTATTTCTGTTTTTCCTACTGGATATGATCTACAACCATTAAGAATTCCTAACGGCGCTATAGATGGTCCATATCGTCCATGTAAATTTTGTGGTTCAACAAACATTTGACTTTCCCCTACACAATGATGGTAATCTTCTTGTTCCAAATGAACTCCAAATGCTTCCAAACCTTTTTCCAAAAGATCTCTTGAAACACGAGTTGAAACTCCATATGTAACACCATTGCTCGTTTTATATCCTGCAATGTGAATTCCAACAATTTTTGGTTGTATTTCATTAGTTGATATATAACTACCACAATCACCTTTCATTGTTGGTAAACAATATCTGAAAGATTTTGCTACTGCCCATGCACTTTTACCAACATTATAAATCATAATAAAATCATCTCCATCCACTGTTGTGGTTCTAATCAAACGATGTTGTTCTCTATCAATGCCATTAAAATTAATGCTTTTTCCTTTTAATACATGATCAAATGGTATAAAATGATTCATTATATTACGTTTGGCAGAAATTTGTGAATCACATTGATATAAAACAACATCACTCATATCATCACCATCCTTGTATAATTCAACTAATTCAGAACTTTTAAATTTCTGATTAATTGTTTGTCCATTAGCCATTTCTATAACAAATTCAGTATTATCATTAATAAAATTAATTTTCTGGTTATCTAATTTCCATATAATATCTGATGACATCTTAGTTGTTTCACCACTATCATCACAAAATATATGTCTAACTGTTAGTAACGTTCTACCTTTAATAAATAATCCATGAACACGTTTTCCATTAACAACAATACTGCATTGATTATTAATCATAAATTCTGGAGTATAATTTTGTCGAGAACCTGTTATTACTTTCATTGTGTTTGGAGATTTTGTTACAGTAGTACCAGATTGATCTTCACCTAATATACCTTCAAATGTTGTTCTATTATAAATATAAATACCAATTAATACCATAGCAATTCCTCCACCAAATAATGCCAATTTTCCAATATGTTCATACCATAAACGTTTGCGTGGTTTCACATCAATAATAAATTCACGAATGGTGTAAACATCTTTTTCCTTCATCATACGTATAAGAGAATGATCCGTTTTCACATCATATAAAATATAATTTAACATTCTCATACCTAAAGAGGTATTTTTATCTTGTTTTTCACCAAACATAGATTTTAAAACTTGCTCTTGATAGTCACTTCTCTGTGTTCCTTGTGATATATCCATACCATTATTGCCTTTATAAGCATATTTTTCAACACTATGTTGAATAATTTGACTAGTTGTTAGATACTTTTGATAAGCTGCTAAAACCACATCATGAATTGATGATATACCATGAACAACTTCTTTTTTCCTATCCATTTTGTTCCTGCTGATTTAAATACTTCAAATGCCATTTTTTCCAAATCATGTCCAGGTTTGGCGTGTGATGGAAACACGATATTTAAATGCGGTCTTCTCTCTATAGCTTCACAAAAATTTATTGTTTTACTTCCTGATATGCAATCCACATTACTAAGTAAAACAACTAAATCAGGACTATATTGTTGACCTTTATATCCTAATTCAGGTTTACTATAATCTACTGAAGCCATTGGTGGTATAAATGCTGCTCTAGAAACTAATGATATAATTTCTGGAAATTCAGTTTCTTCAGTTTGTTGCGCAAAATCATCATACAAGACAATTCTATGATTGTCCACAGATAATCCATCCCAAAACTCAATGCCTGGATTTCTAACATAAGTTAAATCCTTAACTATTTCTTCTATTTTTCGACCTTTAAACAACGGACTAACCATAGAAGCCCAATATGTTGATTTTGCACACCCTGGTGGTCCTATTATTCTTATACAGAATGGTTCTCTTTCTCGTTGGATACCCATATTCACAGTGTTTATCATTTCACTCATGATTTTCAACCATCTTGTAACATTTATATCAACCATAACGCCTTCATCTATAACATATTTTTCAAATTCCACAAGTAAATCCTTAGCTTCTTTGCGTAATTCAATTATTTCTTCTTTATCAGCAGAAATATCAATTGCTAATTTGACTTTTAATGCAGCTTGTGCCAATCTAGATGGTAATGAATCTTCTTTCTTCAATTCCATTAATAACCATTCTTTACCTAAATTTGGTTTAAAATATTGTGTTAAAAAATCAGGTAAAAAATGTATCCATTCCTTAAACATTGTTGTTACATTTCTTGCTGTGGTAAATACAGTGTTAAAATTTCGCAATAAATTCATCAAATAAAATTTTC